GCTATATTGGACTATTGATCACAGACGGCTTTAAAACCGCTCCATGACTATTTATTCACAATATTAAAGAATATTCCTCAAGACTGTACATTTAAACAGGGAAGCTTTAAGGAGAAGCTGGGGACATCTACTGAGTTTAACTCAGTCGACTTAACCGCTGCTACTGATAGATTTCCTATTGAGCAAATCTCTAAGATTTTAAAATATAACTTAGGAAGTCGGTATGTAGAAGCATGGAAACACGTGATGGTTGGGACTCCATTTTGGTCCTCGCAGTTAAAGAGAGAAATCTCTTACACTGTTGGGAACCCTATGGGAGCCTACTCATCTTGAGCGTCCTTTGCCCTATCACACCACTTCATAGTTTATTCAGCGTGTCGAAATCTTAATAAGGATTGGAAAACGGCTAACTACGTACTGTTAGGCGACGACATTGTAATAAATGACAATGATCTCGCGGACGAGTACCGTAAGTTACTTAGTCAACTCGGAGTAGAAGTATCTCCTTCAAAGACTCATAAAAGTGAGAACTTTTATGAATTTGCAAAGAGAATTATCTATCTGGGTGAAGAAGTTACGCCATTTCCAGTGAATGCTTTAGTTGAAAACTATAAGCACCCTTTATTAATGGTTTCTGATCTAGTTGATCTAGAATCAAAAGGTTGAAACCTTATTGATCTTGATCAATTTATTATCAACTATATGAAGAGATGTGGATTTAGGTCGGCTTACGCTAACCGATTCCGTAATCAAATCAAAAATAGTGCACACTGGGTTAAGATCTTTAGAGGGTCTTCTACACCGGCACAAGTTGTCTTGCCAGCCTTCGAGTCCACTAATTCCGACATTAAATGATGAGAATCACTTAACGAGGAAGAAATGGATTTCGCTGCTTTTCAAGCCATACGAGTTGCTATGTTAGAAGTCCTTACCTCACAGGAGTTTGGAATCTTAACTGCTCCTCTTAAAGGAACAGAAACAGATACAAACCTATCGGATAAACAGAGATATGTCTTAGGGCTGAAAGCCCTTAAAGACCATCTCTACTGACTTCCTACATACCTTAAAGGTTGTGAGGAGTCAGTCTGCACACCCCTTAGATACCTTCTACCTACTTCTACTATCACTGAGAATTTAATTACTCAGAGAGAGATATTAGAGAATAGAAAAGAACTAACAGGGAGCGCAGGTCTTGATTGAGCATTCCTTATGCATATGGCTACTTCACCGTTAAACGATGATAAGTTCATAATTAGCAAAAAGGATAGCAAAATCAGAGTCTCGAGCCTCCTCTTTAAACATCTTCAGAATTACTCGAACCTTATAAAGGAATTCGGTATCTGAGATGAATTCAGAGGACAGAGATTATCCGATCAGGAGAGATCCTTATTCAGTAGACCAGAACAAACCTTTGCTTCTCTACAACAACGTTAAACGCTATCGCAGAAATGCTCAGAATTATATTCTGACCTCATACTGATTTCTGGTTTCCAGAAGGGGAGTATGAG